TATAAAACCATTTATGAAACCCTTTTCTTCTATAACACCTTCATCTGATACATACGTAAAAACAAGACTTTTGTCACGACCGTATTTATAAACATCCGGGTGAATAGCCCCCTTACCCCCTGTCATCAACATATGTGTTGAGTACACTAACGATAAATTTCCAATCGCAGCATCAGGTCTGGGTACGTATATCATTTATTTAAAGAGTATTATACCTTTTAAGTAAATGTATATTTCATATTCATTATGGGGGAACAACGAAGTTTATACATATGGTATGATAGAAAATGTACTTATTGCCAAAGAAATGTACAGTGAATGGATCGTAAGAATTCATTATAACGATACAGTTCCAAAAAAAGTGATTGATTGGTTAACCAAACAGAGTAATGTTGAAATGGTGTGCCACGAAGGAACAGATAAACTAGCTTCTAATATGTTTTGGAGATTTTATGATTTATTCTTACCAGACACTGTAGTCATAGTTCGAGATGCAGATTCTAGAATCACACAACGAGAGGTAAAAATTGTTAATGAATGGTTGGAATCAGATAAGGATTTTCACATAGTCCGAGACGCGGATTCACACACGTGCCCAATTCTAGGTGGTGTATTTGGGTGTAAAAACAATTGTCTAGAATATATAACAGTTCCATCCGGAAGTAGAAATGTAAATAATCCACCACTTAATTTTATTCCGGGTTTGGAACTAATGGAATTATATATAAAACAAATACCCGAAGAAAGAGACGTATATAATGTAGATCAAATATTCCTATATTCATATGTATATCCATTTGTAGTTAATAAAAGTATGGTTCATTGCAGTCATAATATGTATGAACCATTTGCAAAGAAAATCGATTCAGTTGAAACAGGGTACATGGGTGAAATTATAACAGATTGTCCGAGAGCTGCTAAAATCATGGGTGACGATAACACAACATTCGAGAGGGTATCAGCTTATAATTAAGACGTTTACTTGTATCAGTCAATGGATTATGTGTATGAGGTATTATGATTTCTGTGGAGAGGTTCCATTCGATCAATAACTTAATTTGTTGCATAAATGTATGTCTCTGTGTCAGGTAAAAAGAGAATTTCTCAAAAAAATAACAGATGGCTTAGATAACCTTATGGTATTTTCTCTCAGAGCGAATGAAATAGGTACAGAACCCATTGGAGAAATAGAAGCCTTTATAAAGGAACACTTGTTAAAACAGAACGACAAAGGTGGGTTCGAATTTTCGAGAAGTAGATTTATAACGGGTCTAACAATTTTAGATTTTGACATGCTAGCCAGGATTCTCATGTACTTTGATACAGTTGATATGTCTCTGTACAAAGTATATAAGGAGTCTAAGTTTACTTCATTTAATGGTGAACCTGTTGCGTTAACGAAAGAAGAACGTAAATTAAGTAATTTGATTAACAAAGGTGACATACACACATTCAGGGATCTTATTTCTTACTAGAAGTTTTACTCTTGTAAATCTTTTCATATTCCCTCTGGCTCTTTACGAAATCATTTTTGCGTTTTTTATTTGGATCATCCCTAATCAAAATGTACGTCAGTATATCGACAATCTTAGGAGAATTACCTTTTGGTTTGGGAACCTTTTTTAATTTTTTCTTAGCGTTTTTCAGCTGCTTGGTAGTTGGCATTTATATATGTCAATATTTTCAATCGACCTCATCGATAGTTGGACCCTTCGCAGCTTCTGACTCAGTGTCGGGCTGTTGACAGGACATATATAGTTCCGTAAGTTCCTTTTGTTTTTCCTCAATTTCGTCAACAGATGCCGAACGATTATTATCAATCCACTGGATAGTTTCATCCACTTTCAGTTTTATAATTGACTTATTTGTATCGTCAAACGTACAATCTTCACCCTCAACCATATTACGCATACTATAAGTAGAGTTTTCTAGATCATTTATAGCTTTCATCTGTTTCTCATATACCTCGTCTTCTTCCCTGTACTTTTCCGCATCTTGAACCATACGTTCAATTTCCTCCTTAGAAAGCCGCCCCTTGTCATTGGTAATCACAATCTTTTCAGATTTACCCGAAGCCTTGTCCTCAGCTGTGACNTTTAGAATTCCATTTGCGTCTATATCGAAGCAAACATTAATCTGTGGAACACCNCTGGGTGCAGCTGGAATCCCCGTCAAATCGAAAGTTCCAAGTAGATGGTTATCCTTTGCACGGGAGCGTTCTCCTTCATATACTTGAATATGAACACCTGGTTGATTATCGGAATACGTTGAAAAGACTTGTTCCTTCTTAGTCGGAATAGTTGTGTTCCTATCAATAATTTTAGTCATAACACCACCCGCTGTTTCAAGACCCAGGGATACGGGTGCAACATCAAGTAGCAGAAGATCTTGGACGTTATTATTGTCAACACCTGAGAGAATAGCAGCCTGAACGGCCGCACCATAAGCAACTGCCTCATCCGGGTTGATCGTTTTGTTTAAATCTTTATTATTGAAGAAGCTAGAAAGCATCTGTTGAATCTTCGGAATACGGGTTGATCCTCCCACAAGGACAATTTCATCAACCTTAGACTTATCCATCTTTGCGTCACGAAGTACTTGTTCAACAGGTTCCATACACTTCCTAAACAAATCAGAGTTTAACTCTTCAAAACGTGCACGGGTAATAGTTGTATAGAAGTCAATTCCGTCAAACAACGAATCAATCTCAACCATTGTTTGAGCCGTAGAAGAGAGAGTTCGTTTGGCACGTTCACATGCAGTCCTAAGCCGACGAAGAGCCCTAGGATTTCCAGAAATATCTTTCTTATTCTTTCGACGGAACTCATCAGACAAATGACGGAGAAGACGTGCATCGAAATCTTCACCACCTAGATGAGTATCACCAGCAGTAGCCTTTACTTCGAATATACCACCTTCAATATTGAGAAGTGAGACATCAAACGTACCACCACCGAGATCAAAGATCAATACATTTTTATCTTCGTCCTTGTTCTTGTCCAGACCATAAGCAATTGCAGCCGCTGTTGGTTCATTGATAATTCTAAGACAGTTTAGACCCGCNATAGCAGCAGCGTCCTTTGTCGCCTGTCGTTGTGAATCACTGAAGTAAGCAGGTACAGTCACAACTGCATCTTTCACAGTTTTACCCATGAAAGATTCCGCAGTCTCCTTCATCTTAATCAACACCATAGACGAAATTTCTTCGGGAGCAAATTGTTTCTTCTCACCGTGAAATTCAACATTAATCATAGGCTTATCAGCCACACCGGGAACAACTTCATAAGACCAGTCCTTTATATCGTCTTGGACTTTCTTATCCGAAAACTTGCGACCAATAAGACGCTTCGCGTCAAAGACAGTGTTGATAGGGTTCATAGCTGTCTGATTTTTTGCGGCATCTCCAACGAGACGTTCATTATCTGTAAAGGCAACGTACGATGGAGTTGTACGGTTTCCTTGGTCATTCGGGATAATCTCTACACGATCATTTTGCCATACACCAACACATGAGTAAGTAGTTCCTAAATCGATACCAATAGCTTGAGACATTATGTACAATTCATACGAACGAAATCTTTAATCCTCTAAAAGAATTNGAGACGATCTGCTAGATTTGGAAATATAATATTCTTAAACTTGTTCTCCATATATTCGAACATGTCAAGTCTACATTGTGAATACCGAAGTCTCTCCGTAAGTGAATACTCTCGACAATCTTGGCGTACTGGTAAAGATATCCATGTATCAAAATTATCATTATACCACTTAGATTTTGAATTGTTTTCGTATTCATTGTTCATAGATTCAATCAAAGATTCCTCTATTAATTTATCTTCTTCTTGTTGAAGCATTCTTTCAATATCTTTGATAACAAGATCAAATGATTCAGTATTTTCACCATTGATATAACTACCACGTCTCATATGTTTTAATTGTGATAATCTGGAGTACATGATGTTATATATCATTATCGATGTAACTTTAAGCAAAATAAATTATAAACATATGATAGAATGTCATTGTCACTTGACGACATACCTAAAAAGGTTCAGTACATGGTAATTGATTCTAAATATATCAATGGAAGTAATAACGCATTTTCTGTTAATTTAACTCTTGAATCAAACACTCATATCGAGAACATGAACAATGTACTCGGTATAAAGATGGTAGATTTTTACGTTACACAGATCGGAAAAGCAAGTTCATCTACACAAGCCAGTAATATACCCAAATACATAGATATTACGTGTCCAGAAATTCCCAAAGTAGCACAGATGCTCGATGAACGCCATGGTAGGTTATTTGCACGTATACCACTCGAAAGACATTACGCCAGTGGATCTAACACTGTGGTAAAAGATAAAGAATGGAAAAGTTTTGAAAGACAAACAAACTATTTTAACCCCATGTCCATTAAACAATTGAACTTCAACTTATACGAGAGTCAAGAAAATGGTACATATACATTTCTAAAACCAGGTGTAAACTGGTACATGGTTCTCGAAATTACAGTCGTTCACCCAAAAGAAAAACCAAAGGACAAGAATATTCTAATACTTCAAGCTCTAGAAAAGCTAACAAATAAGATTGAAGTACTCAACATGAATGTCAAAAAATTACCCGATAAACCCCAAGAACATGAAACTAAAAAATATCCATTTGGATACCTTATCATCGCAATAATATTGGTATTGGGAAGTTTTATTTACATGGTGAATAAAAGCAGTCCTCCACAAGCGATGTAAGAAGATATCCAATACGGGGCTTGAACCCGCAACCTTCGCGTGCCTTAATAGATGTAACTCTATATGAATATACGATGTATAAGCACGACGCTCTAACCGATTGAGCTAATTGGATGTGCTACCAGAGGGTTTCGATCCCCCTACTTCGAACTTACAAGGCCCGCACTCTTCCGATTGAGTTATGGCAGCGACTGAATATTAGTATAGTCTATTCTTTAATATAATTACGCGACAGAAGACTTCTTGGTTGTAGACTTGGTAGTGGTCTTAGTAGCAGCCTTTCCGACTGGACCGGCTGGACCGGCTGGACCGG